CAGCAGATCCCAACACTTCCGATGGTACTCTGTTAATATATAATAGTAACTTTAGAGTAAATGCTAAAGTAAACTTTAGAGGACTTTTTCCAGTCTCACTTTCAACAATCCCCTTTGATTCTTCCGCGACTGATGTGGAATACGTAGTCGCAGAGGCTGCATTTAAATATGATCTTTATGACATCGAAAAGTATGAATCTTGACATGATACAAGATCTTTGGGAAAAAGATTCCAAGATCGATGATGATAATTTACATTCAGAATCTACAAAGATTCCAAGTCTCCATTCAAAATACTATAAATTTTATAATAACATCCTTGTTCTTAAGAAATCTCAAGAGAACAAATACAAAATTTTAAAAAAAGAAAAATGGCAATACTACACTGGTAGAGCAGAACCAGAAGTATATGCAGAATATCCTTTTGACCACAAAGTTCTAAAAGGAGACTTAGACAAATATCTTGATGCAGATGAAGATATTATCAAATGTCTCACCAAGATTGATTACTATCAAATGATGTTGGACTATCTAGATAGTATTATAAGAACTATTTTAAATAGAACATATCAACTGAAAAATGCGATTGAGTGGCAAAAGTTTATTAGAGGATATGACTGATATTGTAATTGGAAAAAAGAACGAAGTATTTCTAAAGTTAAAGGCAGAACCACACGTATTTCAAGAACTTTCTGAACACTTTACTTTTGATGTACCAGGTGCAAAATTTATGCCTCAATACCGTAGTAAGTATTGGGATGGAAAGATTCGACTATTCTCTCCACATACTGGAGAAATTTATGTTGGACTTCTCGATAAAATAGTTTCATGGGCAAACAGGTATGACTATAAAGTAGAGTTTGAAGATAATAAATTCTACGGAACACCTTTTGAAGAGAATGAGATGATCTCATATGAAGGTGTAAAAGATTACATGACTAGAATCTCAAAGTATAAACCAAGAGATTATCAAATTGAAGCCGTATATGATGCATTAAAATATAATCGCAAACTACTCATCTCACCAACAGCATCAGGTAAATCTTTGATGATTTATTCTGTTGTTAGATACTTTGCTGAAAGAAATAAGAAGATCCTCCTAGTGGTCCCTACAACGTCCCTGGTCGAACAAATGTACAAAGACTTCTACGACTATGGTTGGAACGCTGAAGACTTCTGCCACCGCATCTACAGTGGACGTGAGAAGACGAATGAGTTCCCTGTTATCATTACTACTTGGCAGTCTATCTATAAATTACCTAGAAAGTTCTTTGATGGTTTTAATGTAGTAATTGGTGATGAGGCCCACCAGTTTAAATCAAAATCTCTAGTAGGTATCATGACTAAACTTGCAGATGCAAAGTATAGATATGGTTTTACTGGAACTTTAGACGGGACACAAACACATAAGTGGGTATTGGAAGGATTGTTTGGACCATCTTATAAAGTTACTCAAACAAAGGAACTTATTGATAAAGGACATTTGTCCAAGTTACAAATTAAAATCCTTATCATGAGACATAATCCTCAAGTGTTTGAAGCATTTGAAGACGAGGTTCAATTTATTATTGGGAATGAAAAAAGAAATAAATTTGTAAAAAATCTTGCATTAGATTTAAAAGGAAACACCTTGGTATTATTTGCTAGGGTTGAATCACACGGACTCCCTCTTTATGAATCGATAAATAGTTCTGCGGAGAAAGGAAGAAAAGTATTCTATGTTCACGGAGGAGTGAACGCAGAAGAAAGAGAACTTGTAAGAGAGATTACTGAAAAAGAAAATAATGCAATCATTGTTGCCTCTTATGGAACTTTCTCAACTGGAATTAATATTAAAAACTTACATAATGTGATCTTTGCATCACCATCCAAATCTAGAATCAGAAATCTACAATCTATTGGTAGAGTTTTAAGAAAAGGAAATGGTAAGACTCAAGCAGTTTTATATGATATTGCTGATGATTGCACAAAACAGAATAGAAAAAACTATACTCTTAATCACTTAATTGAAAGAGTAAAAATATATAACGAAGAACAATTCAATTATGAATTCATCCAAGTAAATTTAAAAGAATAATATGGAAGAAGATTTCTATGCAGTCATAAAACTAATATCTGGAGAAGAGATATTTGCAATCGTTTCTCCGGAGGAACATGAAGATAGAACCATGTTGATTCTTCATAATCCAGTGACGATAGAAGTTATAACTATTGCTTCAAGAGGTATACAAGGATATAAGATTGATCCTTGGTTGAAGTTTTCTGATGACGACTGCTTCCTTTTGAATATGGATAGAGTAATGACTATCAGTGAAGTAAAAAGTGAAGAGTCTATTCAGATATACCACAAGTTCATCAGACAAAAAAATAAAAAGAGTCCAGAAGAAGGAGCCCAAGATGCTACTGAAATTCTTGGATATGTTTCAAAAGTATCTGAAGCAAGAATAAAGTTTGAAAAGCTTTATAAAAAGAAAGCTGATCTTTGAAACTCCACAGAGTCATTGTACACAATATCTTAGGGTGTTGTCAACAGCTCGACTTTGTGTTACAATTTAAACACTAGTAAAGGACCCATGAAATGCAAAAACGCAAGAGATCAGAACATTACGTTAATAACAAAGAGTTTCTAGTAGCAATCGTTAAGTATAAGAACGATGTTGCAGAGGCTGCAGAGAAAGGTGAGACGAAACCACGTATCACCAATTATCTTGGTGAGTGTTTCTTGAAGATCGCTACTCATCTTTCTTATAAACCAAACTTTGTCAATTATATGTTCCGTGAGGACATGATCTGTGATGGAATCGAAAATTGCGTTCAATACATTCATAATTTTAATCCTGAGAAATCCTCGAATCCTTTTGCTTACTTTACGCAGATCATTCATTATGCGTTTCTCCGTAGAATTCAGAAGGAAAAGAAACAAATGGAGATCCGTACCAAAATCATTGAGAGGTCTGGTTACGACGAAGTGTTCACAGTAGATGGTGACCATTATAACTCTGCAGAGTATAATTCTATTAAGGATGCCATTCAAACAAAGATGTATCAATGAGTTCTATTGCACTGATTACTGATACTCATTACGGTGGACGTAAAGGAAGTAAAAACTTCCATGAGTATTTCAGAAAGTTTTATGAAGACATCTTTTTTCCAGAACTAGAGAAACGCAATATCAAAAATTGTATTCACCTTGGTGATGCATTTGATAGTAGAAAGTCTGTTGACTTTTGGTGTCTCAACTGGGCAAAAGAAAATGTATATGACAGATTTAAAGATCTAGGTATCACTGTTTACCAGTTGGTTGGTAATCATGATGCGTATTATAAGAACACGAATGAAGTCAATTCAATAGACTCACTCTTGTCAGAATACGATAATGTTATTCCCATCTCTGGTCCTGGTGAGTATAACATTGACGGATTCAAAGCATTCATGGTTCCTTGGATTTCTCCAGAAAATTTTGAAGAGACTCAAGAAGAAATTGGAAAAACAAAAGCAAAGGCTGCTTTTGGTCATTTAGAACTTAAAGGATTTGCTACGTATCCTGGTTACGTTCAACCACATGGTATGAGTGTAGATCTTTTTCAGAAGTTTAGAATCACTTGTTCTGGTCACTATCATACTAGATCAAATGATGGAAAGATTTTTTATATTGGCAATCCATATCAATTATTCTGGAATGATGTGGATGATAAGAGAGGATTTAATTTTTTCGATACCGAAGATTTTAGTTTAGAGTTTGTTCAAAATCCATATAATATTTTTGAGAGAATTTACTATGAAGATCAGAACCCAAAACTTTTTGATACTAGGAATCTTAAAGATAAGATTGTAAAAGTAATAGTCAGGAAGAAGTCTGATCCTTTAATGTTCGATAAATTTATCGATAAGGTTTACAAGTCGGGTATTCATGATCTTAAGATAGTAGAAAACTTTGAAGTCAACGATGACGATGTTGATTTTGATAGTGAGAAGATTGAAGACACTATTACTGTTCTTAATAAATATGTTGAAGACTCGGATTTTAATCTGAATAAGGAGAGAGTCAAAGAACTGTTACGAGAAGTTTATCAACAAGCTTGCGAGATAGAATAATGTACATCCTCACAATATCTGGTCAAGAAGAAGAAGGTGCTTATGCCGTCGAAGATGATTACGGTGATAAGACTCTTTTCTTTTTTCAGGATGAGGATGATGCTGAACGTTATGCAATGCAGTTAGAAGCTGACGACTTTCCTGAGATGGATGTTGTGGAAGTAGATCCAGAACTTGCAATATCGATGTGTACCAAGTATAATTATAGGTATTCGATCATAAGTACAAACGAGTTAGTTATACCTCATTATGATTCTGTTCAAGACGATCCGTTGGAAAAACTTCCTGAGCACGGGGAATAATTTTACCGAGATTGATTTTCAAAAGTCAAATACTAATTTGATCATGGGATCAAATGGTTCGGGTAAGAGTACCATTTTGGATGCTCTTACCTTTGTTTTGTACAATAAACCATTCCGCAAGATCAACAAACCTCAACTTGTAAATTCTGTTAATGAAAAAGATTGTCTTGTAGAGATTGAATTTTCTATTGGATCTAGAGAGTATAAAGTAATCCGTGGAATCAAACCAAACGTCTTTGAGATTTGGGTAGAAGGTAAGGTTCAGAATCAAGATGCGGCTCAGTCTGATCAACAGAAAAAACTTGAAGAGGGTATTCTTAAACTAAACTATAAGTCTTTTACTCAGACTGTTATTCTTGGATCTGCCACATTTGTTCCTTTTATGCAGTTGACATCTGCAAATCGTAGAGACATTGTAGAAGATCTATTAGATATTAAAATCTTTTCTACAATGAACGGAATCCTCAAAGATAGGGTTCGTTCTTGTAATGAAGTTATCCGTGAAGCTTCGATCCGAAAGGATATGGTCGAAGATAAGATTGAGATGCAAGAGAGTTTTATTAAAGATATTGAGAAGTCGGGTAAAGAAAGAATAGACAGAAAAGAAAAACAAGTTGAAACCCTTCATGGAGAAGTTCATGAGATCATGGATGAGACTGATCAAAAAACTTTGAAGATTGTGGATGAGTTGCAACCAAAGTTAGAAAATCTTAACAATACTAAAAAAACTCTTAAGAAACTCAATACAATTAAAGTAAAACTGGAACAAAAGATACAAAACATTGTAGAAGAACATAAATTTTTTGAAGACAATACGGTTTGCCCTACATGTACCCAGCCTTTAGAAGAACAATTTCGCCTAGATAAAATTGTAGACATTCAAGATAAGTCCAAGGAGCTAAATGAAGGCTACAAAGAGTTGGAGACTGCAATCAATGTAGAACAAGAAAAAGACACTCAATTTACAAATTGTTCTTCGCAGATTAACAAACTCAATAATGACATTTCAACAAACAATGTTAAAATTTCTGGGATCAATAGGCAAATCTCGAATCTTAGAAAGGAAATTCAAGACGTTGCCGATCAAGTATCAAACAGAAATACTGAACGAGAGACCCTTAAAAACCTCAAGGAGGATTTAGACAAAACTGAAAAAGAAAGATCCTCCCAGAGAGAAGAAGTATCTTACCTAGACTTTGCTCATTCCTTAATGAAGGATGGTGGAGTTAAGTCTAAAATCATCAAAAAGTATTTGCCTCTGATGAATCAGCAGATAAACAAATACCTGCAGATGATGGACTTCTACATTAACTTCTCACTTGATGAAGAGTTTAAAGAATCAATCAGGTCTCCAATTCATGAAGACTTTAGTTATGATTCTTTTTCTGAGGGAGAAAAAATGCGAATCGATTTATCTCTCCTTTTTACTTGGAGGGATATTGCAAAAATGCGTAATTCTTCTAGTACCAATCTTCTTATATTGGATGAAATTTTTGACAGTTCATTAGATGGTGCTGGCACTGATTTTTTCACAACAATTATTAGATTCGTAATACAGGATGCACATGTCTTTGTCATCTCACATAAGACAGATGAACTTATGGATAAGTTTGATCGTGTAATTAAGTTTGATAAAGTGAAGGGATTTAGTAAAGTAGTATGATCATTGACATCTATGAGAATACTCTTAGTTCTCAGTTTTGTAACCATTGTATATGGAAATTTGAAAGAGATAAAAGAAAAGAACAAGGATTAATTGGTGGTGGAGAAGTTAGAACAGACATCAAAGATTCTATTGATTTATCTTTATCAAATTGGCCCGATTGGCAAAAAGAAGATAAAGTTTTTTATAACACATTAAAACAATACACAGAAGAACACACTAAAAAATATCCACTTCCATCCCAAAATTTTGAAAGTTATTTTGATACTGGATATCAAATTCAAAGAACAAATCCTAACTCTGTTGGATATACTTGGCATCATGATTTTGTTATAACCAGAGAGGATACTGGTGCAGTTGCAGTAAGAGTTCTTACTTATATTTGGTATCTCAATACTATTGATCATGGTGGATATACTGAGTTTGCAAACGGCGAATTTGTAAAACCTGAAACGGGTAAATTACTTCTTTTTCCTGCGGACTGGTCTCACGTTCATCGTGGAATTCCTCCCAGAGACAAAGATAAGTATATTTGTACAGGTTGGATTTATTCCAGATTTTAAGTTGACATGTTGGCAAAACTCATATATAATACGGCTATAACATATTTTCATCATGTATAAACCATATTCCCCCGAGTGGCATCGATACAGATACTTGAAGGAAGCGATCTACAAATATATTGATGACTATGTTGATAACGATACAATAATGACTGATATTCTAAATATTGTATGTGAACGTCAAGAGACGGCACATTCTGAATACCTCAAATTAGAGGATCTTGAACTAAAATTAGATTTCAGGGACTAATATGTTATCTACCAAGTACAGACTACGACTAGAATCTATCTGTAAGAAGATTGCAAACAAGGAGGAAGTTGAATTAGATGACATGATTTGGGTAGAAAAATTAGCAAAGAGTCATACTACCGCTCGAGATTGGTTACAGAAAGCACGAAGACAATCTTCCCAAGAAATTGAAGAAGGTAGTACAGATGATTTTCTGAATAGGATGGGATTAGGTGATCCCGACCCATCCAATCACAAAACGGGATTTGATAGTGCTGAAGATATTAGGGACTGGTTTCAACAAGATAAACCAAAAGATTGGAGGCAACGTGACTAACAAAGAAATTCCATGGTGGAAACTGCATGAAGTTGCAAATGAATTGAATGGCAAGTTGCAACATATCACCTGCTTTGAGAGTGATGGTAGAAAATACAAACGAGTTGTAATAGAATACGAGGAGCAAAAATCAAATGATTGATAACACTTGTGTGATATATACAAACGGTAGTCAGGAGTGTGAGCGTATAGCATCACTATTAAGATCATTAGAGGGTGAGTTTTTAGAATATAAACTTAACGAACACTTCACTCAAAGAGCATTTGAAGCAGAGTTTGGACCCGAAGCAACATATCCTCAGATTTCTATCGGTGCAAAACACATTGGCAATCTTAGAGAAACACTACACTACATGAAAGATCAAGGAGTGTTCGTTTGACGAACTGTCCACCTGGAGGGTTTCTACCCTCCTTTTTTTGTATAATTGATTCATACGAGACAGACCTATGAATCGCCACCAGATCAAATCTCAACTCGCCAAACTCCTCGCGACTGAGGATCTGGTGGTTGAACATAAACATGTTGAGACTGCATCCTTCAATGTCCATAGTCGGGTCCTGACCCTTCCTATGTGGGAGAAGGCATCCAACAGTGTCTATGATATGTTGGTGGGTCATGAGGTCGGCCACGCTCTCTATACCCTTGATGAGAACTGGTTAGATCGGTACTACATGAATCCGTCATTCTTCAATATCACAGAAGATGCACGTATAGAGAAACTGATGAAACGCAAGTATCCTGGTCTGCGTAAGTCTTTTTATAATGGGTATCAAGAATTGTTTGAGAAAGACTTCTTTGATCTGAAGGATAAAGATATTTCCAAGATGGGATTGGCTGATCGAGTAAATCTACATTTCAAGATTGGTAACTTCATTCAAGTTCCTTTCCACAATGATGAGGAAGTAGATATTGTTAAACAGATTGCAGATACCGAGACTTTTGAAGAATCTCTGATCGCTGCACAACGCATGTACGATTATTGTAATCAGAAGAAAGAGGAAAAAGAGACGGAGATTCAACCTCCTGTACAGGTTCCCTCTGCAAGCAATGATCAGGAAAGTAAGAATGAACCGATGGTTCCAAACCCCATTGACTCCAAACAGAAGTCCGAGTCCGATGAGAAGGAACAGGGTCAAGAACAGGAAGAAGTAGAACAGGAACAGATTGAATTGGAGGATAATACCTCTGATGATCTGGACGTGAAGACTGTTGATGGTCTTGAAGAGAAGATTCGTGATCTGGTGGATTCTAATGCAATCGAAACTTTCTACGTAGAAATTCCTAAAGTAGATCTTAAAAAGGTCATTGTCTCCAACTCTGATGTTCATCGGGAGATCAACGATTGGTGGCAAAAAACAGAAGAAAAATATGGAACACCCGATGCTAATGAAAAATTGTTCAGTCTGGTAGACACAGAGTTTAAAAAATTTAAGAAGTCTGCACAGAAAGAAGTGGGTTATCTTGTCAAAGAGTTTGAGATGAAGAAATCTGCAGATGCATATTCACGAGCATCTACTGCTCGCACTGGTGTCCTGGATTGTTCTAAACTCCACACTTATAAGTACAATGAAGATCTTTTCAAGAAAGTAACTCTTCTCCCTGATGGTAAAAATCATGGATTAATTTTTATCCTTGATTGGTCTGGATCCATGGGACATGTAATGATGGATACTATCAAACAACTTTATAATCTGATTTGGTTTTGCAAGAAAGTTTCTATTCCCTTTGAGGTATATTCTTTCACTAATGAGTGGATCGACTATAGGTATTCTGGTAATCTTTATGATGAGGATAAGGTTCCTGGTTTCTTCCGAATAGATGGTAACTTCAATCTCATGAATTTGTTCACCCACAAAACCAATAGTCGGGATCTTGAACAACATATGATCAATATTTTCAGGATTGCTGCACACTTCAGTACCAGTACCTATACTCAACCAATGTACTTATATCAGTGTCCTAATCGTCTGAGTCTTTCTGGAACTCCTCTTAACGAGTCTCTGATCTCACTGCATCAAATTATTCCTCAGTTCAAAACTCAAAACCAAGTTCAGAAAGTTCAGTGTGTTGTTCTCACAGATGGTGAGGCAAATCCTCTGAAGTACTATAAAGAGTTTCCGAAACGACAGTCTCAGTCTGGTGAACCTTACATTGGGGTCAATTCACCCTATTACAATGAAATCACTCTACGAGATCGTAAACTTGGTAAGACCTATGCTTTCTTTGGAGAATATACTCAGTTCACTAATGTGATGCTTGAAAATCTTCGAGACAACTTCCCTAATACTAACTTTATTGGTATTCGTATTTTGGATGGTCGTGATTCTGGTTCTTTCATTCGTCGATACTATGGTGCAAGGGGTTATTATGATAAGATTGCAGAGTGGAAGAAAAACAAATCTTTATCTATCGACGGTTCTGGATATCAAAAGTATTTTGGATTGTCTTCAACTGCACTTTCATCTGATTCTGAGTTCGAAGTGAAAGAAGATGCAACCAAGGCGCAGATTAAAAGTGCTTTCAAAAAATCTCTAAATTCTAAGAAAATGAACAAGAGAGTTCTTGGAGAATTCATTGATCTAGTCGCATAAATATTAAGACATCAATAGGTAAACCCATGGGAAGACTCTCTAGAGAACTGTTGGGTGGTGGTGAACCAGCACCAGCACCTGCACCAAAACCAGTAGTAAAGGCTGCACCAAAACCAGTTGCAAAATCAGAACCTAAAGAAGTAAAGAGTGGAGGTATGAAAACCGTTGATTCTGAAGCACTCGGATCCGAAGACGAATAAATAAAAGAAAACGGTGATAACCATGGACGCCCTCCAAACTTACGAAGTTATTAAAAGTTATCTTCTAGAGAAAAAGTTTGCAACTACAGATGAAGAATCAAACACTATTATTCTCAACATGGAGGAGTCCTGGTTTCAACAAATTACCGAGGAAGCATCTGATGCTATGAAGGATCGCCGCATGGAACGTGGTGGTGTTGATGGTAACAATCGTTATAAGAAACCAGTCAGTAATACACCCAATACATTTGGTAAGAAAAAACCAAAGTATGATGGTATGTCTGCACTTGAGAAAGTAAAAGCAAACATCGAAAAGCAATACGGCAAGGGTGCAATCTACACCAAGAAGAAAGATAAAAAGTAAAAACTGAACTTTTGTTATGAAATTCGCAGTATTCTATTTTAGAATGGAGGGTGGTAAGATCCTTCCCATTACCTTTGACTTGCAATCAAATAGTCTTAGGGAAAAGTGGATTGAACAAATCCGAATTAAAGAACAAGAAGAAGATGCAGATCTGAATCTTAAGATCACCAATAAAAATGTTGAGGATCTTCCATACTTAAAAAACAAACTAAACAGTATTGTTTCTCATATCAATAAACTGTACGAAACTGATAGACTTCCTTTGTTGGAGGGAGATCCCAGTGAGATCGATCAGGACAAACTGAATCATCTTCATGAAATGTTTGAAGAGTATGGGGAAGAATCTTTGGATCCAGAAAGATTCCTCAGTGAAGAAGCTCATGAGACTTGGTTGAGTTTAAATGAGTGGATTCATATTACCGAGATTGCTATGAAGACATCTCCTGATATGTTTCCGTGTTATAGTTGCCTCTGTTCAATATATCCTGCATACCCAGGCGAACCGCTTGATGAGGGAGATAAATTATTCTTAGATAGTGAATTTGCTTGGGGATCTTTATATCTCGGATATAATACCTTAGGTAAAGATTACTCCCATGCGATGTGTGACGATGATGTTCGTGTAATCCAGAATGGTCAAGTAAAAATTCAAACCCTGTACAGTACTGAGTGTTGGTTGAATTTCTCTCAAACACCATATACGTACAAAACTATGGAAGAGGATTTTTATCAGTGGTATTTGGAACAAGATGAAGAAACTAGGGCAATGATTCCCATCCACGATAGGGATAAACTTGCTCTTGGTAGGTATTACCTTGGTAGAGTCATTATTGACGAAACCTTTACAAGATTTAATCCAGACCTGGATGCATGGAGACATGATCCAGAATTACAAAAACGTTGGAACATTGAAGTCTTTTCTAAGATAGAAGAATTTATTGGTATTGAAATTATAGATACAGATGATGAAGATGATGAATCAGATTCTTGAAAAGTTTATTTCCACATCTAAATCTAACGAGTGGAAACCTACATTACCTTTACCTGAAGATATTTGGGATTCGGATTGGCCTTATCTAAGCATAGACTTTAAGGACAATTTTGCGGAAATGTATCGCGAGTGTGTTCAGAACGATGACATGTTCGTTGGACATAGGGAAAAAGACAAACACCTTAGTTATTCTCATGAGG